GCCGATACCTAGTACTGTTAAGTCATAGTAAAATCTTTTTTTAATCAACTCATATCTATTTCCTTCAAACAGCACGTTGAGAGCCTGCTCTTCAGCTAGCTCTACAGCTTGCTTGTAAGACAGCTGCATGTGAAGAGTTAGCTCTTCTTCTGATGTTGGCAAAGTCTTTGGATCGTTGTTGTATAAATTTATATCAAAATTCTCTTTAGCAAAATCGTTTATCTCTTTACTACGCATGTCCGCTAAAATAGACTCCATGTACTTAGTTCTCTTTTCTACTCCGTAAGGATCTTGAGAGTAAGCTTTTATATCGTAAGTTCTTTCAGATATTCCATTTACTACAATGTCTACAAACTTAGGTATAATTGGAACAGGCTTCCAGTCAAGGTTTAAATAACTTAAATCACCGTTTATAGATAACTCATCTTTATATTTCTGTATAGACTGCTCTCCTCTAGCATATAGTCTTAAGCTGTGAAAATCATTTTTTTGACCTAAGTGTCTTCCATTGCCACTTCCTCTGTCTTTAGAAAACCATTCGCTTTCTATAGCTCTAGCTACTTTTAAACCGTATTCTGAACTTGCTTTTTCTAGATCACTAACTACTTGACTTGGAAAACTTTTTTTTATAACTGACTCAGCCATACTTACTTTTTAATTATTGTCGATGAATAACCATCTTGTTTATACTTAGATATACTTAAATTTAACTTTGGCTTAACGCGACTAGAAACAGGCGCATATAAATGCCTATTACAACCCATTATAGCTAAGCCTGAGCTTATGGCAGCATCAAACTTTGTTCTTTTGTTTATATCAAACTTAGCCCAATCATTTAATGTTTCACTAAAATAAGTGTTACCATAGTTGCCATTACCTAAATGACCAACGTGATCATTTATATACATTTCTATTGCAGCAGCGTGAGCTTGTTTTATGTCTTCACTAGAGTTAGGTATTCCACCTACTTCTTTCTCTGCAATAGACAGCTTGTTCCAAACCTTATCGGGTCTGTTCATGCTAAATCCTCTATATCCTCTTCTTTTCATATAATAGAGAAGGCGAGGCTTGTTATTCTCTGCTAATATTGGCATGCCATAAAAAATACAAGCCATTAGTACGTCTTCAAAAAACATTTCAGCTGTTTGGGGCCTAGCAACATACTCTAAGAAAAAAGAGTTAGCTGGAGCATCTTCCATACTGAACTTTGTTAATCCATGAAGAGCTCCGTTAGATCCTCTACCATCAACAGTACCGCTAATGTCGTAGCTATCGCAACCAAAGCAACCCATGTGCTCATTTCCTGGATGTTTTATTCCATTTTTTATTATTACATTATTCTGAAGGTGCGGCGGGGGCGTCCAGCTTATTTTAAACCTACCATTTGGGTTTGGATGAAAAACAACCTTAGTGTCTTTTACTCCGTTAACCCATTGAAAGTTTCCTACGTTTACTACGGCTGAACTTCCAATACCTTCGTTATAATCTATTTGTTCGTATATTTTAACTAAGTTAAATATACTGTTTTTTGCTTCATCTCTAAAAGCGTGTTCTGTTGTTCTAGGAAACTGACGATAAAATTCATTTAAACCGTCTTGATCCTCTTTCAAGCCATCGACCTCGTTTTGCCAATGATCAACAACACCTATTTCTATTAATTCTCCGTCTGGTCCACAAACGTCTGACTTTGGAGTGCTGAGCACTGGTTGTCCAAACTCGTCAATAAATCCTTCAAAGTTCCATTCCATTGGGATAAACAGAGAATATAAACCAGACTTTGTTTGACCATTTCTATTTCTTTTGTTTACGTCACTGTTATTATATAACTTCTTAAAGTTCTCGCCGCCTTTGTCTAAAGCATTTGACGTTGAACCCATCATGCACTTTCCAATAATTCTACTACCTAGTCTAAGACAAGTTTTTGTAACTCGCCAGTTGTTTAGTATATTATCAGGTCTTTCCCACTTACCACTCTCATCGTGTACTAGTAGTGAAAGCTTTTCACCATCATAACTGTTGTCACCCGTGTTCTTCCAGTCAATTGTAGTATCTAAACCTTTTATCTCTTCTAACTTCTCGTTTGTCTCTATTTTCTTACGAGTAAATTTGCTCGCTGGCACACGGTACGCTAGTTCAGACTTAGGTCTGTCCATACCATCTTGAATTGGTTTGAAAAAGAAAGGATAGTTAATTGATATAGGTACAACTTTATCAGTAAACATCTTCTTGGCATCAGCACCACTTTTAGATAGTATTCCGTATCTACTATCACTTGATATAGTAGCGAGGTTAACTGTTTCCGCTGAGCTCATGAAAGAAAATCCAGAACGTCTATTTTTTAAGTAGCACATACCGTAACATCTTGTATCTGCTTTACACGCTTCCCAAAATATAAAAAACAACCTATTTGCTTCACGAAAGTCTGGAGCACCAACATCAATCTTACTCCACTGTAGATACATGTAATGCGCGCCTGTTATATACGTAGGCGTTCCATTATTATTAAACCAAAAACCACCGCTACGCCTATCGAACTCTCCGTCGATATATTCGTGCCATTGTTCTTTTTGATCTTCTGGGTATGCTCTCCAGTCAAATATCGTTTTAACTTTATTAAGTATTGTAGGTTTTTCAAGTTGTTTCCACTTTTTATGTTCGTTGCTATACACATTCTTAGGAGCTTTAGGCAAGGCTATTTGCAAGTTTTGTATTTCGTATATTTCACCAATCTGACCGTTGCTAGATAGCACAATAATATCGTGCTCTTTGTTATAGCCATACTTCCACTTCTTGCCTTTGTTAAGTCTACTTATCGTAGTCTTTTTTATTGGCTCTATTATTTTGAATAAAGTTTGTTCGTACATTATTTAGATCTACCTTCGGCAAAGCCTTTAAAAACCTTCTCTTTCTTCTCTTCAGTAACCTTACCTTCGAGTAGAGCTTCTTCTTCTTGAATACGATTAAGTATCTCAAAGGCGTCAAAGATAGCGAGCTTCTTTGTAGCAGCAGCGTTCTTAAGTCTATCGGCAGTAATGTCATCATCACCATCAACAATAGCTTCCTTTGCAACTTTGATAAGCTCTTCAACGGCTCTATGTCCAGCTTGGATTATATTCCTCTTCGTCTCCTTGATATTCATACTTAATTGTAATAAAATTAGATAAAACTCTGTATAGTCTTTTGTTATCAAAAACAAACTCGTACTCGCTGCTAGGTCTAAACCCAACTAAGTCTTTTTTCTCAACAGTTCCGTCAGTGTACTCGACTATACCAACTAGTGGTCTTTCACTGTTGTCATCATACTCGTCTACAGATTTTAATGGTTTTACAAAACAGTAGCCTTTAGGACAAGTCCAACTGCCATCTTGCTTGTAAAGAAATATTTGATCTGAGTACACGATATAAGTGTCTTCATCGAAATAAGACTTGCTGTTTCTTTCTCTCCCCTTAACATCGTGCCATCGTCTAAAAACGTTGTGATGCACAATGACGGTGTCTCCTGGTTTTATTCCAAGATCATCTCCCACTATAGGGCAAGACACTACTTCGGCTTCTCTATTTACAAATTGATGGTTAAATACTTCTGTGTTAATTACTAGGCTTTTGTCACCAATTTTTTTAGAGTTATTATACCTTTCTCCTTTTGGACGTATAACAAAACTGTAAACGCTCTGCATTAATATTCTAAGTTGTATTCGACTGATATAGCCATATTCTTATTGAAGTCTTTCCAAGGAAGTACGTTTTTACCTTTTTTAATATAGATACTGTACTTGTCTTCTTCTTCCACAATGTCACATATAGTATGACCACCATACACTTCTTGATTAACAGAGTAGTGCATGGCGTCAATTTTGTAATCCTTACCTATCGTTATTTTACGAATCAGTTTGCTCATCTTCTTTGTATTTTATAGTACCATCTTGAATATTAACATTACTACTGCCGTATTCTTTTTCAAACCCAGCTAACATTTCTTCTAGCATGTGATTGAATTGAGTATACTCGTGTAGCATAGAGTGCTTTTTAGCTTCTATAGCACCAATATCAAACTTAGTTTCGTTAATAGCTTTAGCGAGTGCTTGAGCTCTTTTTAGTTGTGCCTCTGTTACTTTTTCAGCACGAGGTTTTAAGTCAACCTTTGGGGTCTTTCTTTTTGCCATTTTATTTGATTTAATTAAATTAGTTATTATATATTATTACTTGTTGTATTGTAATATTAGTTAGGTGTATTTAAAAGTTCTAGTCCAATTCTGAAAAATCCACTAGTTGAAGTATTGTTCGCAGCTAGTCTTACTGTTAAAAACAGAACATCACCTGCTGCATAAGCAGCGCCACTATTTAAAGTAGCCGTAGGCAATGTGTTTACTTCAGCGTTAGTAGTTGAAACATCAGTACTTGTTGCTAGTAAAACTACAGTTATTACTGCGGATCCACCATCAGATACTTGAGTGTCATTTACTGGCGTACCTTTCCACAGCTCAAATACAACTGATTGACCAGCGTTGTTAACGGACATAATACCGTCCATACTTTTGACTTTACCAGCACTGTTACAAAAGAAAACACTGTGAGTGGCAAAAGACTGGTTGTTGTCAATTACTAAGTCAGAACCAAAAGCAGTTGTTCCATTTCCATTTCCCCAAACATTATGCTTGTTAACCGTAGTTTGAGGAACTAAATAAGCTCCAGCTCCATCAGAACCAGAAGTTTCACCAGATAATGACCCTTGTATTGCCACAGCAACAGTTTGAGCATCAAGACCAGCGGATGTAAGAGTTGCCAAAGTTGCTCCAGCATCTTTAAAAACAATATCACCACCATCAGCGTTTAGCTCTATGTCACCACCAGCGTCTATAACTATTTGTCCAGTCTCGGCTGTAGCTATTGTCGTGACACTATCGTCAGCCACGGTTATAGTAGCGTTGCTAGTTCCATCAAAAGCAAATTTAGCTTGAGTAGTTGCTAGTTCTAAGTCTACTTTGTTTCCAGTAAAGCTAACCCATCTTTTCGATGTTGTACCTAAATTACCCTCGTTGTCCGCTCTTGGGACTATATTTTTTGTTGCCATTTTATTGTTTTTTTATTTATGCTATTGGTTGTATGTCTCCGTTGCCATCAACATCAAAATATCCTTCAGCGCTAGGACTTGCGTCAGGAGAAATTTCACTTAAACTCGCGTCCCAAATATCACTAAAGTCTGGTTGGTTGCTAGTTATATTAACCCTAGGCGTAAGTTCACCTCCGACCAAGTCGAATACGTAGTCTTCTATGGCTACACCTGCTTCAGATACTCCTGAGCTGCTTATTCCTAGTGATAAACCTATCATTATTGACCTATGTAAGCTATTATAGAACCAGCGTTAACGTCTATCTCAGTAAACCTACCGTATATAGTTATTCCTTTTGGAAATATTGTAGAGTTTACAACTCTTACTCCACCTGAACCTCCGTCTGTAGTTTCGTTACCAGCAGCAAGATCGTTTGATATAACAGTAGATCCGTTTAAAAACTTAGTTGGCGTTTCTACTTCAAGTCCATCTGCATCAAACGTAGTATCTTCTAACATAGTTATTGCTACAAAAACAGCGTTTGTTGGTGGTATTATAGCGTCGCTAGAAGCTTTAGTAAACACAGATCCCATTTGACCAAAGCCGTAACTTACCTCTGTTGAATTAATTCCCATAATTTTATTTTTTTACTTTTTCAAGGCTTCTTCCTCCGAAGTAAGCACCTATTACTGTTATTAATACTAATTGCAAAAGGTCTATGTAAGAGTCTTTCACATTAAAATTTATCGTACCCGCGTCTATAAATATAAGTAGCATCGTACACACTATTAAGAATATAAGTACCATAGGACGTACATTCTTTGAAAGCCATGAATCAGACTTTAAATCTGCTTCCCAACGAGACGTAATGTTCTTTTCCATCTCTACCTCATAGTTGGCCATCAACTCTTTAATCTTGCGTTCAGCTTCTAGCTTCTCTTCCTTAGAAGTAGTCAAGTTGTCAAGAACTCCGCCAACGCTCTTTATAAGATCACTTGCTCCTCCTGAAAATATATTAGTTAGTATACTCATTTCTTAGCAAATTTTTCTAATCCAGCTATTCCGAAGCATCCTAAGACCACTAAAACAAACGAGTCGTATACAAACTCATTTATAACTAGATCTGTTCCCGTAACGCCTGTAACCAAGTCAGCGATCATAATTAAGCACATGATAGCAAATGCTACTGCGCCGATGATTGACTTTTCGTTATACTCGTTGTTATCTTTAAATATATTCATATTATGATTTTTCTGCCTTTTCAGCTCTAGTTTCATGTGGTAACTTTGAATCACCTTCTTTAAACTTATCTCCAGGCTTTATTCCTTTAGTTTTACTAGATGTTACTATTAGCTCACCATCTTCTCTCTTGTACTCAACCTCAGCTATTCTGTCTGTTACTTTTTCATCAGTGTAGCTAATTTTTCCAGCTTTCATTTCTTTAGCGTGTAAGCCTTCGTGATTCTTAACTCTTTTTTCTAGCGCACTATTTTTAGGCACAGACTTATCTATGTAGATAGATCCATCCATATTAGCCTCTCCTAGTATACCTTTATCTAGTTTTTTTCTAAATATTGGTGTATCTTTCGAGCTTCTAACTCTTCTGCTTTCTGAGCCTAGTTTAAACGCCATATTATCTATCTGTATCTTTTATCATATCATCAATAGCTTTATTAAAAACCTTATCAGTATACGACTTGTTATCGTAGAATACGCTTCGCTCTGATGTTGGTAAATCTTCTTCACCTAGTAGTATTCTGTATATTCTACTTATTAATTGACTACACTTAAACGACGTTTTAAAAACAGAGTATTTTATTGTTGTTCTGTTTCTATGCCTCCAAGTTTCTATCCAGCCTAGTTTTCTTAGTTTGTCCCACCTAGACTTATCCCAACTCATAGTATAAGTACCATCAATGAACTCTTGTCTTGTAAATCTTCTCTTGCAGTCTAAATATATTAATAGTTCAAGATCAGCGTCTGTCAACCCGTAGGTTTTACAAGCCCACTTTCTAGCAAGCCTATAGTATTTTAGCAATTGTAGATCTCTAAGATCTGAGCTGGTTAGCCTCATTAATCAGCAGAAGAAATAGATATAGCACATCCTGAAACATACCCTGCATGTGGCAAGCTACTTAATTCATCCCATATAACGTAGACTCCATTTATTTGATCAGAGTTTATGAAGTTCCATATAGACAACATAGCTTCATACTGTTTATTGGCAGTTATGGTAAGCGTTATTGTATCTACAGAAGAAGCATCACCATCGGCAGAACCTTCTTCCATTCCTTCAAAAATCATTTGCAACTGCGTGTTAGTAGTGCCAGTATTAGTAAAACCTTTAAACTTAGATAAAGGGTAAGCGGCTACGTCATGCACAGTTTCACCTACGTCGGCAGCAGTACCTTGCTCGTTAAATACTAATAATTTTTCCATATTGTTTTTTTAACCTAAGGTCTACAGACCCACTTTCTAGTGAGCCTGTAATACGTTAGGATTTGTAATTCACGCAAATCGTGACTAGTTAGTCTCAAGCTTATACTGCTTGAACTACCATAGAGCATCCGATTATTCCTAATCTTTGTTCCCATATAGTTTTCTTGCCACTCATCAAATCAGTAAAAGTATAGTAACCCTTGCTGTTTCTGTGGTAAGTACCGTTAGCTAATTCTTCCATAGCAACACAAACATCTTTGTAAGCACCCGAAGTGTGTGTTAGAAGTATTGTGTCATTTGTAGCATCACCTTTAACTGATTTGAAAGACAAAAGAGTTTGGTCAATATCTGCAATAGTACCACCAAGACCATCAGCGTTTCCACCAATAATACCAATACCAACAGTAGCAGCTGTAGCTGTGTCAACAGGGTCTGCACTGATAAAGTTAGCCATATTCAAACAAGCAGCTTGGTTTATAGCAGGCACATCAGACAAAGCGTTGTTTGTACTTCCAATTTTTTCTCTAATAATCCATCTGTCAGCAGCATCAACTAAATAGCCATCAGTCCCATCAGCACCAAAGTTAGCCACAGTCAATACGCCACTAGACATACCAACAGTGTCAAACTTTAACCTTGTAACATCACCAATTATTGTTGTTGCTTTTGCAGCGGCATTACCTGCTTTAACTTCCCCAGTGATAACATCACCTAATGCTGTAAGAGCAGTTCCTCTGGTAGATCCATTTGCTTCTTTAGTTTCTATAAATATTTCATACCCTTGAG